CAAGAGGCGGAACGCGGGAAGCGGCCCGCGCCGGGAGGGGTGCAAATCCTCCGACGCGGGCCGCCCCTGCCGCTAGGGTCGGTGCCGGACCCTAGATCTGGGCCGCGCCGTCGGCCGGGGCCGCCGCCTGCTCCTTGGCGAGCTTGGCCGCGAGCTTGTCGGCCTTCTCCTTGGCCTTGGCGACGCGCTGCTCCAGGGTGAGCTTCGGCAGGGCCTTGCGCTCTTCCTTGGTCAGGCGCTTGCGCGGCTGCGCGACCACCGGGTCGCTGAACTCGCCGGTCAGCTCGATGCTGAACCCCTCGGGCAGGTTCTCACCGAAGAGCGTCCGGGGGAGCTGGATGGCGTTCTTGCGGTCGCCAAGGTTGAACATGATGATGTTCTTCGACTTGCGCTGCTTGGGCGCCAGGGTGGCAACGATGGTCTTCATGGTGACGGTCCTCTTCCTGCCCGAAGGCGATGATGCGGCCGGCGGCATGCCGGCGACCGGGGATGCGCCCGGCTCGCTCTGCTTGGGAGCTTCCTGGCTTGCGGCCGTGGAAGCAACCTCTTTCTCGATCTCCTCACGAACTTTTTCGGCGGCGGCCTCGGGGTCCTGACCTGCATCCTCGGCGGCCCACCGAGCGGCATCGACGCGCTCCTGCGCGGCTGCCTGCTCCGCGAGCTCGGCCTTGCTGGGCGGTCCCTTGCGGCGCGGTGCGGCGGGGGCCTTCGGCTTCGGATTGGTGGCGAATCGCTTGCTCATAGTCCCGTTCCTTTCGATGGCGGGCGCCGAATCGGCGTCGCGCTTGTTGAATGTAGGACCGAGTCAATCATGACGCGATTCACTGGTCAAGGTTATTTACGACCTCGTCGAAGTTTTCTGCGATGAGGGCGAGCCGGCGGCGCCCCTCCTCCTGGGCGGCGCCGGTGGCCGCCCATCGGTCGGGCTCGAGCAGGCCGCGAATCTCGCCGCGAATCAGCTCCGCGATGGCGGCGGGCTCGAGGGCGTCCAGCTCCCAGGAATCCTCGCCGTATTCGCGAATGTAGCCGGCGCAACGGCTATCGGTGATCTTGGCAAAATTCGGCGGCGGGTTGTATTGCTCGACCTGGTCCATGTTCAGCGCCATGCGTCGGACATCGACGCTGCCGCCCACGAACATCTCGAGCCGATCCCGAATGTCGCGCGTCATGTCGATACCGCTCGGGTCGTGGTCGCCAAAATGCAGCACCACGGGCACCTGGTTGCTTCCGCGATACTGGCGCAGGCGCCGCCCGGCCACCCACATCTCGGATTGCGACGTGTAGCCACGGCACGAGAAGTAGGGCACGTCGAACTCATCGCATACGCCCTCAATGACGCCGACCAGGGCATCCTTCTCGATCCAGACCTCAACGCGGTTTGGCTGATCCTCCCATCGGTCGACGCTAAACTGCCGGGCGCACACGTCGAGAATGGCGGCGGGATCCTCCCAGTGTGGCTGGGCGCGCAGGGATCGGGTGCGGTCCTCGAGAGCATTCCAATCCACAAGACCGGCGAGGCGGGCGTCGTTGATGATGCTCCCCAGGCGCTTGTATTCCTTCGCGTTGTTGGGAATCAGGTCGCGCGAAACGAACTGATAGTAGAGCTGGCGCAGCGTGAGCGTGAACCCCTGGTTCTGGTAGTCCACGATGATGGCATTTGCCTGGTCTACGACCGCCAGATGCTTGGCGGAGCGAAGAATGAGGAGATCCTGATACTTAATTTTCGGCATAGCGTCGTCGCCTCGTTGGGTCGTTTTTCCATGTCTCCGCGCGCCGTGCGCGCTGCGCTAACTCCCGCTCATGCGCTGCACGAAGCTCGCGCAGCTCCGCTTCCGGGTCCGGCGCCGGCTGCCGCCGCTCTACCTCGCGCCGCTCGGGCGGATCCCCGCGCCGCCGGCCACCCGGCATCGGCGGCCTGGGGCGCGAGCTGCGCAGAAACCACCACTGAATCTCCTCGCGCTCGGGCAACGTGAGACGCTCGACGAGTGGCTCGCCCGGCCATCGCTCCGGATTCATGCGAGACCGCGCTTGCTCACATTCGACTCCAAGGCGTCCAGCTCCGCACGCTCCAAGGCGTCCAGCTCCGCACGCATGCGCTGCACCTCGCGGACGGCACCACGAGCCAGGCGCCAATCCTCCTTGCCATCCGGGTCGGCGCCCGACAGCCGATAGCACGTGGCAAGGTCCCGCACAAGTGCTTCGGGGTCTCGCTCGGGATGCGCGGCGTTGACGCGCTCGAGGGAGAGGCGGAGGTTGGTCAGGTACTCTACGGCCTTGGCCGTTGTCCAGGCGTGCACCAACACCCCGTTCTTCGTGACGTTGTCCTGGGTGACAAAATGCGGCCCTCCGCAATCCTCCCAGAAGATGGAGATCACGCGCTTGCGCCAGCCGATCTCGATCCAGCCGTACTTGGTCTTGATGAACCACCACACCTGCCGAGGCGTGGTTTCCAGATAGCGCGGGTCCTCGACCGGGTAGCCGTAGCCGTCGGGCAGCGGCCGGGCCTTGAGCACCTCGAATCCAGCGAGAATAAAGAGCGCGCGGGCCTCCTCAAGCTTCATGATCGTCGTCGTCCTGTTCTCCGCTCCCAGCGAGCGGTTGATGGGGACACCTTGCGGCGGCCTTTTTCTCTTCGGTCCCAGCGACATAAGAATTTACGCGTAATCAGACGATCCTGACTTGCAGCGCTGCGGACCTTGCCTCGCTGGTTCCAAAAGAGCGCGCGGTCGGCAACGACGAAGGTCCGATTGTTGCCGTGCAGCTCCTTGCCCGGCCGTGGAAAACGCGTCATTTTCCTACCTCACCCAGAGTTCTTGGAGTCAGGGTCGCCATTTCGCCCTGCAGCACCGTGAATTCGGCCCATTTCTGGCCGTCGGCCACCCAGATCTGCATGGTTCCCAGCAGCACAATGACAGACCAGGGCGTTTCATTCATCACGACCAGCGCGGTCCCGGCGCACAGTGTTGTGGTGTACTCTTCAAAGGGAGTAATGACCCGAAGGTCCAGCCGGCTGCCCTTCGGCCGAATCATCGCGCGGGCGGCCAGCGTATCCGGGGTGGGAAGTGTTAGGGACGCCACGGCTCACCCCCAGCATCCGCAAACGGACGCCATCCGACTCCGTCAGGCGGGCGGTTCAGCAGCTCCCGCTGCAGTCGCTCCAGCATCGCCGGGTGCATGACGAGAAACCCGCCAAGGTGAAGCACCCGCGTGGAGGGGACGACCCGCGTTTCGATCTCAAACGCTACGAGAGGCCGCCAGGGGCGGCGAAGCAGCCGCTCGCGCCACGTGCGCCGACGCCGCTTGGTCACGGTTTCCGTGAGATGCGGGCTCGTTCGGATCGGCAAGCCGTAGAAATCGTTCATCGCTCCTCCCGTCGAGCGTAGTAGGCATCCCTGGCCGCGTCCTCGGTCGGGTAGACGGCGTCGACGGCCTCCGGGTCAACCTCCAGGACCTCATGCCCGATCATCAGCACCGGGCCATCCTCGGGGTGCATGAGAATCCGATGCACCGGCACAAAGGTCCGGTCGGATTTGAAGATCAACCACCCCAGCTTGTCGCCCGTCAGCTCGGAGCGGTATTCCGACCAGCCTTCCTCGGTGAGCTCGTGCAGGACCCGCATCACCGAATTGCCTTGACCCGGAACAAGCCGCCCGGCGTCATGGAAATGATGAACTCGCCAGGGCCGGCGGCCGTGGGCACCGTCGCGCGCAGCGCCATTGTGGCGCGGTTGTCGAGTCCATGCACGCGGACCCCGATCTTCTTGCCGATGGCGGCGAAGTGCGCCAGGAACTCCCCGCGCTCGTATTCGCGCTCATCTGCCCATCGGTCCATCAGATCCGCCATCCGGCGGCTGAAGGCGCGGGCGAGGTCGTTGAAGCCGAGGGTTTGGGTTGCTGCTGCGGTAGTGGTTTTTGCCATGATGGTGACCTTAAATGAAGGATTGCCGATTGGTCAAGCTTCCTTGCGGATCCAATACCCGTAAACGCACCGCTCGGTGGGCGCCCCGCCGTCCGGCGGAAAAATCGTGCGCTGCGGATCGTAGGTGTCATGCACCTGGCCGTCGATGACCGCCGTGAGGTGCTTGGAGACCGCGACAATCAGGCGCCCCATCGGCAGTTCGTCAGCCACCAGATGCACGCGGCAGCCGGATCCGATAGACATGCAGAGCACCCACCGCCAGCCGTGGCTTTCCAGGTAGCGGCGGAACCAGGCGCGGCTTGTGTGCACGCCGTTGCGCGCGGATCGGCGCCCCGCGATGCGCCCGCCGTGCTTCGTGCGGCGCTCCTGAGCGGAGCCGGCGACGCAGTCGCCCGCCGATCCACGCAGGCCGGCGGCGGCACGACCGCCATCGTTGAAGACAAAGGGCATATGCGCCATTAGCGTGCCTCCTCCGCCATCCGCAGCTCGCGGGCGGTGCGGGCGCAGGGGAAGCCCTCGATCCAGTAGAGGGGCTCCGCATGGCCAGCGGTGATGCGCAGGATCGTGCCGATGCCGCGCACGCGTTCAACCGGGCGAACCGACTGCAGGACCTTGACGCGGTCGCCAACCGAGAATGTCGTTGTCGTTTCCATGTCACCCAGCTTAGGTCACCTAAAACTAGAAGTCAAGCGTTGGATTGCGACGACAAAAACATTTTTCGGATGCGCGCAAGCTCCTCGGTAACGGTGGTAAGCGGCTGCGGCGTGGCGGATGCATCAGTAGACACGGTTGCCTACCTCCAGCGAGGCATATGCCTCGCAATACGTTGTCAGGTGCAGCTTTAGGCCTATGGCGTCGAAGTCATCATCGCCACAAAAAGGACACACGAGGCCAACAGACTGCTGCGGCGTGGCGGACGAGGTGGGTTCCCCCGACTCAAGGGCGAGCGCAAGGGTCTCTATCAGGTATTCGCGCGCCGCTTCAGTTCCTGATACGAACACCGTCTGCCCGTCCTGATCACGCGCAACAGTCTTCTGTTGACGGAGGACGGCTACGGCACGAATGACCTCGTTGTCGATGGCCGCTCGGATCTTCTGCTGTTCGCTCATGGCTGCTCCTACTGCGCGGCGTCTCGCTCGGCTCGGAGGGTGTCCACCACCCGATTGAGCTTCACGATCTCGATGTCCCGAGACTGGATAATCGCTCGAGCTTCGACACCTTCCTCTCGGATGATCTGGTTGGCGCGTTCCTGTTGCTCCACCTGTGCGGAGAGGCGGGCGATCACAGCGTTCTGCTCTAACTCGGCGGTCTGGTAGCGCAGAATGGCGGCGTCTCGCTCGCGCACCTGGGCGGCAAGGAGGTCGGCGCACTCGGTCAGGAACTCGGCTTCTGCTGCCGCCATCGACGAGTGGACGTTGTCCGGGGCTTCTACGCTGCACTGCCCCGCCACCATCGCCCGAGTTCGCATACGTTCAATGATTTGATCGGTCTGCTCGGCCATCGTGTCCTCGCGTGGGGTGGGGGTCATCGGGGTTCACTCCGTCCAGCGTCGGCCACAGCTGCCGCATCCGATGGTGTGCGAGCCTTCAATGCGCATCGGGCATCAGTAGACACGGTTGCCGACCTCCACCGAGGCATAAGCCTCGCAATACGTTGTCAGGTGCAGCTTTAGGCCGACGGCGTCGAAGTCGTCATCGCCACAGAAAGGACACACGAGGCCAACAGGCTGCTGCGGCGAAGCGGCATCCCCCTTCTTGGTGCAGACCGCAAGAAAACCCGCCTTGAACGCCTCGCGCTGGCCCCGCTGCGCGGCAACAAGCTGCTCGCGCGGGGTGGTGTTCTCCAGACGTTCCGCTTGCCACGCCTCGTAATACGAGCCCTCCATCGCCTGCTTGTAGGCCGCGAGTTTCTCGTCCTTGATCGCGATCTCCTCGGCGTGGCGGGCGTCCACGGCGGCACGGGCTACGCCGATGTCGTGCGTCTGCTGCGACGCGTGGCAGCTCGGGCACCAGAGAAAGGCACCGATCCTGCGTGTAGGCATCCACGGCTTCCCGCACCAGCCGGCGAGAAGTTCAGCGAAGGGGTCGTCAGGTGGAACCGGCATTTGTTTCAGCTCCTCTCCGCCTTGAGGCGTTCGATTTCATCGCGGTACCACACAAGGACCGCCTCGGTCCCTGAATCCCACGCGGCCTTTTCCAGTCGGTCGATGTCGGCTTGCGACGGCTTCGGGGGCCACTCCGGCGGCATGGTGGGAGAGGACCGCAGGGCGCCGCGCCGCCATGCGGCATAGGCCTCCGGCTCCAGATCCGCAGCCGCGACACCATCAAAGCTCCAGACCCTCGTGAGCAGGTCCAGCGAAGCGGCATCCCCCTTCTTGGTGCAGACCGCAAGAAAACCCGCCTTGAACGCCTCGCGCTGGCCCCGCTGCGCGGCAACAAGCTGCTCGCGCGGGGTGGTCTCGACCCGGTGTTTGCGGTCGCAGCGGAACGACCCGCGCGCACACGTCGCCTCGCTCAGCAGATTATACACGCAGCCCTTGCGGGGTGTCGATGGCATAGGCGGTCAGATTAGAAAAGATAAAATTGAATGTCAAGAAAAATCGCACCCCGGCCGAATTCCGGCTGGACCGGCGGGTTTGGCCGTGCTATGCTCCCCGGCATCGGGCATGCCCCCGCCGGCCCGGCCGGCAGGGCGCCCCGTGCGGCCCAGGTGCGCCCATTCGGCGCCCCTGCGACCCGATTGCTCACCGGGGGCCTTGCTTGCTGGCTTGGTGCGCGATTTTGGGTCGGCCTGGGTCGCCGCATCCTGCGCCCCCGGAGGCCGTTCGTGCACACGTACTTCGCCAGCAATGGCGTCGCCGTCCGAATTGGACGCGCGGAAAACCTCGCGCGCCGACTCAAGCAGCTCCGATCTACCTACCGCAACCCCCACATTCAATTTCTCACGACCCTGGACTTCGACTGCGCCGAGGAAATGCGCGGCCGAATGGCGCGCTTCCGCTGCGCAAACAAATGGTTCGCGCCCCCGCCCCGGATCCTCGAGGGGCTGGCCGGGGCCGATGCCGCCGCGATTCGGGAGCTCCTGGCATGAGCGAGCCGCTTTCGCCCCAGGACGTTGTCAAATCCTATCTTGCGCGCGGCATGCGCGTGGTCTACTGGCCCGCGATTGGCGACGCCAAGGGACCGCGCTTTGAGGGGTGGCCCAACGCAACCTACCCCCTCGAGGACTTCCAGCCCGGTTTCCGCGTGGGCCTGCTGACGGGCGTCGAAATTTCGCCCGGCAAATTCCTCCACGACGTCGACATCGACTGGTCGCCGGGCGCGGTCATCGCCCAGGCGATGCTGCCGCCGACGGATTTCGTCTTCGGGCGCCCGTCTAAGCGCGTTTCGCACTGCCTCTACACGCTGCCCGAGGGCGTGCCCTCCTTCGCCTTCCTCGACATCAAGATCGACCCCAAGGACAAGGCCGCCCCGGCGACGCTCATCGAGCTGCGCGGCACAAAATCGGACGGCACCATAGGCCTTCAGTCAATGGTGCCGCCCTCAATCTGGTCGAAGGCCGACAAGCGCGAGCCGCTGCAGTTCGTGCGTGCGGGCGACCCGGCGCATTATGCGGAGGTCTCGCTTTGGAAGCAGCGCGTCTGCTATGCCGCCATCGGCATGCTGCTCGCGCGCCACCTGGGAGTTAACGGCTTCGGCCACGACACCCGGCTTGCCTGGGCCGGCTTCCTGCTGCGCGCGGGCGTCGGCATCGAGGACCTGGTGGCGATGGGCGAGGCCATGTCCGTCGTGTGCGAGAACCGCGAGGTCGCCGACGTGCGGCGGGTCGTGGAATCGACGGCCGCCAATCTCGAGCGCGGTGGCAAGAAGGTCAAGGGCGGCCCGGCGCTCATTAAAATCATCGGCGATTATGCGGGCAAGCTGGTGGTTGCACGCATCAACGAGTGGCTCGGTCGCGACGCGGACTTCGTGCGCGACGATGCCGGCAAGATCCTGCGCGACCATCAGGGCAACATCCGCCGCGCATTCGAGCTCATGAATGTCTCGCTGGCCTACAACATGTTCAGCGAAAAGCTGCTGGTCACCCAGGGCGAGCGCACCGATCCGCTGGACGATGCCATTCTCGAGAGCCTGTGGCTGCGGCTCGATAGCGAGCTGCATTTCCGCCCGTCCTTCGTGTTCTTCGAGATGGTCACCCGAGCCCTGGCGCGCGAGCATAGCTTCCACCCCGTGCGCGATTATCTCGAGGGGCTGGTCTGGGACGGGGAATGCCGCGTCGATGAGTGGCTGATCCGCTATGGCGGCGCCCCGGATTCCGACTACGTGCGTCACATTTCGGCCATCATGCTGATCGCGGCGGTCAAGCGCGTGCGTGCCCCCGGCTGCAAATATGACGAAATGGTGGTGCTCGAATCTACGACCCAGGGGCGCAACAAATCGTCGATGCTTCGCGCGCTCTGCCCGGATGAAACCTGGTTCTCGGATGATTTGCCGCTGAACGTCGACAGCAAGCAGATCATCGAGCGGACCCTGGGCAAATGGATCATTGAGGCCTCGGACCTGGCCGGCAAGCGGAAGTCCGACAACGAGCACCTCAAGGCGATGCTGTCGCGCCAGGTGGACGGCCCCGCCCGCATGGCGTACGCCCGCATCCCGGTCGAGCGCCGTCGGCAGTTCATTCTGGTCGGCACCACGAACAGCACGAACGATTACCTTTCTGATAGCACCGGGTCGCGTCGCTATTGGCCCGTGCCTATCGAGGGGTTTCAGGTGGATGAGATCGTGGCCGTTCGCGACCAGCTCTGGGCCGAGGCCGCGCATCGGGAGCAGCTGGGCGAGTCGATCCGGCTGCACCCCTCGCTCTGGCCTGCGGCCGGGGCCGAGCAGGAGCGCCGCACGTCGGCCGATGCCTGGGAGGAGATCATCCGGGTCGCGGTGCTCGAGTATCCACGCGGTTCGGATGGCTCGCTGCGCATTCCGACTACGGAGCTGTGGACGGCCCTGGGCATCGAGGTCGCGCGCCGGGACCGGGTGGGCTCGCTGCGCCTCTCGGAAATCATGCAGAAGCTGGGGTTTACAAATTCGGTCATCCGGGTTGCCGGGCACGGCACGGTGCGCGGGTATCATTTGACCGATCCCTCGCGCCTCGAGCTTGCCGCCGATGACCATGAGGAAATCCTGGGTCGGGCGCCGATCCCAGGGGTTGATACCCCGTTTTAGTGCCGGCGGAATCCGTGGAATTTTCTTGAGGAGGGGCCGTGACATCCGTGACATCCGTGACATTCGCTCTATCTTCCGGGCGAAAGTCACGGATGGCTTTCATCTGTGACGGACAACTGTGACGCGCAAGCCATTGATTCTATTGGATTTAGCGCCGTGTCACGGTTGTTACGGCTGTCACGGATGTCCCTCAGAGATACACAGGAAACATGCCGGCGGAAATCCGGCCGTTCAACTCCTAGATCAACTGTGACAAGAGTGACATCCGTGACAGCCCCGCAAGCCCCCTCGAATCATAGGGTTAGCCGTCACGGATCCTTGTCACGGATGTCACGGGCCGCCCGCGCGCCCCGGCCATCGCTTGACATTTTCTAAAATCTGCTGTACGCCTGCTGCGATGCGGGCCAGGAGGTGCGTGATGCCGGAACGGGTGCAGTTTCCGAACAAATGGAACGGCAAAGCGTTTGTGCATGCGGGCGACCCGCGTCGCTCGCCGACCGCCTCCGGGCTGTCGGACGCAGCGCTCGCCTACCACCTCACGAAATTTGAGTCAACTACAAACCAGGGGCTGCGCGCCGTTCGTATGGCGCTGCTCGAGCTGCGGGCCGAGGCGACGCGCCGGGGCGGGGCCATCCTGCGGGAAATTGCTTGACATTTTCTAAAGGGCGGGGATAGGCTCTCAGATCTATGGAAGATTGTTCGCCAAAATCGCTCGCCGCGACCGCCGCCGAGCGCTGGGCTGCGGTTTATCAGGCCAGTCCGGGGTGGAGATCGTACCGCATCCCATCCGGGGCGCTGCTGGAGGAGGTCTATGTGCGCCTTTGCGCGCTTGGCCCAAACCCTGATCCGGACGCTGTTGACGCGGTAACCGGGGCGGGCGGCCCACCCATGAGGCCGCCGACCATGAGGACGTGTTCCTGGGCCGCGAGCCCATTGCTGGCGTGGATGATCCGTTCTAATGGCCACTAATCTTTCGGTTGCGCCGGTCGACAAGCGGCTGGCGACGTCGCTGGTTGTTGCGCACCACTACCTGCACCGCAGGCCAAATATTTCGTTTGCCTTCGGCCTCTTCGAGGGGGCGGCCTGCGTCGGTGTGTGCACCCTTGGGACCCCGCCCTCGCGCGAGATGCAGTTTGGAGCGTGCCCCCAGGATCCAGGGTTAGTTATCGAGTTGAACCGGCTCTGGGTCGCGGACGCGCTTCCAAAAAATACGGAGAGCTGGTTTGTGTCGCGGGCGCTCGCCGCGCTTCCTCCGCTCATAGTCATTTCATATGCTGATACGGCGCACGGGCATTTTGGGTATGTCTACCGCGCCTTGAACTTTCACTATGCTGGCTGGACGGACATGGACCGGAAGACAGCGCGGTTCGATTACGTCACGCCCGGCAAGCATTCCAGGGACGCGTTTCGCAACGGCGAGCAGCGATTTGCCGAGCGCGTGCGCCGATCTCCGAAGGTCAAATACTGGACCCTCACGGGCAATCGGAGGGAGCGGGCAGCCCTGGCCGCGCTCTGCGTTTTGCCGATAATGAGTTGGAAGCAGTCCCCGCCACCCGCAATTCACCAGCAGCACGAGGCGTTTCGATGATTCCGCCGCCCAGGGCGGCATCGGCCGACATCTGGCCGATTATCCGAAACAACCGAAACATCTGGGACAGCGCCTGAGGCGAAGGTTTCGGATGTTTCAGATGATTTGGGCGAAAGAGGCGATGAGAGGGCGAAAACTTGTTTCAGATGGCGGCCCAATGTTTCGGATGATGCCATCCGAAACAAGTACTGAAACAGGCTAAGCCATTGATTCTATGGGGTTTACGGAACTTGTTTCAGTGTTTCGGAAGGTTTCGGATTCCGCCAAGCTTTCACGGGAACGTAGCAATCCAAATACCCCCTTTTTGGTAAAGCTTGTAAGAAGTGAAACAACTGAAACACGGAAACTCCGGCCCAAACCCCTCGATAAACATTGGGGATTTTGTGTTTCGGTTGTTGTTTCGGATGGTTTCAGATCTAGGCCCCCTCGGGCCGACCGCCTGGGCCGGCGGATTTTTCTTGACATCCGGCTTAATCTCGCTATAGCGTCGTGCCACCTATGCTCAGCCCAAGGATTGACGACAAGCTCACTTTGGTAATCAATGGGACCACGCGCGATTGCCGGGTGGTGGAACTTCGCAAGAACGGAAGCTTCGTGGTGCTGGCCGAGCCGGTTTTCCAGGAGGCGACCGGTCGACGGTTGTATGCCGCGCAGCGGTTTCGCATGCGCCCCGAAGAGGTGGTGAGCATTGTCAAGCATTAAGCGGCCAATGGGTGGTGACATGCCCCCGCCAATGACGCCCGTCGCCGAGGCCTGGATCTACGCACGGCGCTATCAATGGACGAGCCCCAGGATCCTGATTGCGGCTGCCGACGCTAGGATCCAGGAGCTCGAGGCGGAGCTGGCGCGGCGCGCGACCGGCATTCGGGTCTGCCCCGAATGCCACGCGGAATATGAGGAGACTACGGGATGCAGCTAACCGAAAAGCTTCGTGATGACATCACCGCCGCCGTGCGCCGCCTCTGCGGCCCCGGCCGCATGATCGAGGTCAGCTATCGCTCCTCGCTGTCCGGCGAGGACGTCTGCAACGGCCTGCTATGGCGGCCCGATGCGGAGCTGGTGGACCTCACGATCCTGGCGCATGTCGATGCTATCGAGGAGGACCCCGCACATGCCGGGATGGCCTCGCTCGATCTCTACGTGTCGACCGCCGATGGCCTCGAGACCAACTGCTACGCCTTTGTGCGCGATGGGGCGATGGTCGGCTTCACCGCCGAATGGGCCGGCGATTGCCGCGAGCTTGGCCTGCGCACCCTGGGCGTGGTGCCGTTCGCCGAGGAGGAATGATGCCCAAGCGCTGGTTGATTGGCGTACTAGTGCTCGTTGTTCTGCTGACCGTTGCGAACGCCGCGCTTCGCATCCGCGCCTCGCGCCTTACCGAGCAGGAGTGCCTGGACCGTGGTGGCGACCCGGCGATGTGCTACGCGGTCGCGCAGGCTATCTTCTACGGGCGGTAGGGAGCTTGTTTTATGTCCCTCGCAAGATTGGGTGAAACTCTCAGAGCATTTGGAAGGATTCAACGTGACCGCCTACAGACGTCGGCTTCTGCAGATCGAGATGGCCTGGGCCGCGCTGCAGCCCATTCGGCGCCGCAGGTTGGTTCTGATTCCGTGGGGTGTGCGATGACGGAGAATACGCTTCGCGCGTACGATGTTGACTGTGGAAAGCCTGTGGGCAGAACGGAGATAGACGGGAGGCCTGTCCTTCTGCGGTGCTGCAAGCAGGCGGGTCACGACGTGGGATGTGAGTGGCAAGCGCGGGGGCGCGTGCCTTTGGATCTCCGCTGCTACCCATCCACGACGCACGCCGTCGGCGGTGCAGGCATTGTGGTCTCTGAGGCGAAGCGGCGCTGCCCGCATGACACGGACGGCGACGGAAATTGCCCGGTCCATCCTGGCGGATGTCCCGAGGCTGACCGCGCCGTCGCCGTACGACCAGTGCGCGTGCATCAGGAGACGATCTTCTCACTGCGCGTGGAGTTTTAGCCCACATGGCAACGAATCGACGCGGGTTCATTCAAGGTGTGCTGGCGGCGGTCACGTCCAGCACGGCGCTCGTGAAGCTGGCGACGCCCGCTGATGCCGCAGCCCTCAAGGCTGGCGAAGCGGCCTTCGTGGCTCAGCGGAGCGAGCGTCCCGAGGCCTTCGGTGCGCCCACGATGTTGGGCGAGGTCTATATGCAGCAGCCCGACGGGGCTTTCACCTCCATCGGGTTTCTGACGAACTTGCGCGTTAGCGCACCGGTCCATGACGCTACCAGTTGGGAGGGTGAGGTTTCTATCCGGATGTCCGGGCTGCGCAGAGCTCACGGCACTATCGAAGGACCGTGGCTCCGGTAGACCCCGTGAAGCTGCGCGATGTTGGTCCGCTTTCGGGCGCGTAGAATCGGGTTCGAATCCCGACGCGTCCACCAGAAATGCCGGCCGGTCGTAGATCCAGGGCGTGCCCCGATGCCCCGGATCTACCGCCCAGGACGTCCACGCAATCACGCGTGGATCCTGGGTGTCTGGGGGAGACCGGCCGGCATTCCTTGACAAATCAGTAAATCTGCGTTAAAGGCCGGGTTCGGTTGACATTGGCCCTGATGGGCTGCTAGGATGGCCGTGCCGTGAAATCCCTGGCCGACCATCTAGGCGTCTCCGTGCGCCCCGACGAAATCCACCCGCAGGAGCCCTCCGACGAGGAGCTGCTTTCGATGTCCGTGCGCGATTTTGCGCGCGGCATTTTGCGCTCGCGGGACTATCGACGATCAATCATTCATCGCGTGACCCTGGGCAATCTGCCGCCGGCCGTTGAGGTCCTGCTCTATCACTATGCCGAGGGCAAGCCGGTCGACAAGATCGAGGTGACGACCCCGGAGATGGAGCAGCTCACGTCCGAGCAGCTCGAGGCCCGCGCGATGCAGCTGGCCGTCCTGGCGCGCGACCTCCGCGCTCGGGAGGAGGCCCCGGCGGAACCGGCATCCGAGCCGAGCCCGGCGGGGGTTGCGGTGCACTAGAATGGCGCCCACCCTCGAGGCGGTGCAGCGGGAGCTGCTGGCCGTCGAGGCGGAGCTTTCGCGGCGGCGGGCAACGACGGCCCTCGAGGAGTCGCTGCCGCCCAAGATTCGACCCCTGGCGCGCTCGCGGGCGCGCTACAAGGGATTGTGGGGCGGTCGCGGCAGCTCGAAGAGCCATTCTCTGGCTCGGTTGCTGGTTCGCAGGTGCCGTCTGAAACCCGGCACCCGGTGGCTCTGCGCACGTGAAATTCAGCTCTCGCTGGCGCAGTCGGTCAAGCAATTGCTGGATGACGTCATCAAGCAATACGGATTGTCAAGCGAATTCGAGGTTCAGAACAACCAGATTCGCACGCCGGGCGACGGTCTGATTATTTTCCACGGCCTGCAGAACCACACGGTCGACAGCATTAAATCGCTTGAAGGATTCGACGGAGTGTGGGTTGAGGAAGCGCAGACGATTTCGAAGCGGTCCCTCGACCTGCTGCGCCCCACGATTCGCAAGGATGGGTCCGAGCTCTGGTTTTCCTGGAACCCCGATTCGGCTAAGGACCCTATCGAGTTTCTGAGAACATCGCCGCCCGACGGATCCCTGGTCGTTGAGGTCAATTGGCAGGACAATCCCTATTTCCCGCAGGTGCTGCGCGCGGAAATGGAGGCCGATTATGCCCGCGACCCGGAGACCGCCGCGCACGTCTGGGGCGGCAAATATCAGAAGCGCAGCAAGGCTTCGGTGTTCCGCAATTGGCGCGTGGCGAAATTCACGACGCCGGACGATGCGGACTTTCTCTTTGGTGGTGACTGGGGCTTCTCGGTTGACCCGACGGTCCTGGTGCGCGGGTTTGTTGCGGAGGGATTGTTCCGCGACTCGCTCATTGCGCAGCTTGGCCTTTCAGGTTTGAACCAGGTCCTGTGCCTCGACGCAGCGGTCTACGAGGTGGGCTGCGAAATCGACGATACGCCGGCCCTGTTTGACAATCTAGACCCGCAGCGCCCCGGCATGGCGCGGTCCTGGCGCATCGTGGCCGATTCGGCCCGGCCCGAGACGATCAGCTACATGCAGCGCCACGGCTATCCACGCGTGGAGCCCGCGCGCAAGGGTCCGGGCTCCATCGAGGAGGGCGTTAAATTCCTGCAGCAATACGATGTGGTGATTCACCCATCCTGCTGCTCGCAATGCGGGGATGGCATCAATCACGTCGCGGATGAGTTCGAGTCCTATCGCTACAAAACGCATCCGCTGACCGGCGAGGTCCTTCCGGTGCTCGAGGATAAGAAGAACCATGTCATTGACGCCACGCGCTACCTGGTCGAGGATCTACAAAAAGGTTGGGTGAACTGGTGAGCGAGGACCACGTTCCAACGGCTACGCCGGAGGGGGCGGCCCCGGCCACCCTTGAGGGGCTGCGCGCCCTCATGTCGGCCGAGCTGCGAACGCTGAACACCGAGGAGCTGCTCTCGCGCTACCAGTATGCGCGCGGCATCGGCGCGACCTTCGGCGGCAAACGCGACATGTATCAGATCCTGGGCTACGAGACTGTCCTCACGGTCGAGCAGTACCGGGAGCGCTACGAGCGCGGTGGTCTGGCCGGCAGCATCGTCGATGTCGTGCCCGACGCCACGTGGCGCGGGGATGGCGAGCTGGTCGAGGACGAAAATCCGGAGACCCAAACCGAGTTCGAACGCCAATGGGCGGAGTTCAGCAAGCGGGTCAGCCTGTGGTCGACCTTCTGCCGCGTTGACAAGCTCTCGCGCCTGAGCACCTATGGCGTGCTGCTGATTGGCGCCAAGGACGGGAAGCTGGAGCAGCCCCTGCCGAAGGGCGATGGGACGCCGGGCGACATCATGTTCCTCGACCCCTATTGCGGGGCCGGCGGATGGCGGCTCTCCGGCACGCGCGCCTCGCGGCAGTGGATCCGGACGACGACGCAGGACACGGGTGCCGACGTCACGATTGCGGAGTGGGAAACAGACATCACCAACCCGCGCTTCGGGCAGCCGAGTCTCTATCGGCTTCGCCGCCCGGACTTCACCGCACAGGCGCTGAATCAGGACATTCACTGGTCGCGCATCATCCACATTGCCGACGGCACGCTGGACGATAACGTGTTCGGGGCGCCCGCCCTGGCCCGCGTCTGGAATTTGCTGGACGACCTGGACAAGGTCGTTGGTGGTGGCGCCGAGGCGTTCTGGAACCGCGCCAATCGCGGCCTGCAGCTGGACATCGACAAGGAGGTCAAGTCGCTGAGCACCGACGAAAAGACGGAGCTGCAGCAGCAGGTCGAGGCGTATGTCCATCAAATGAGCCGGGTCCTGCGCACGCGCGGCGTGACGGTCAAGGAGCTCGGCTCGGATGTCGCCAACTTCTCCTCTCCCGGCGACTTCATCGTCACGGTCATCGCCGGCACCTGCCGCATTCCCAAGCGGATCCTGACGGGGTCCGAGATGGGCGAGCTGGCCAGCACGCAGGACCGCGAGAACTTCCGCGACATTGTCATCGGCCGCCAGACCGGCTATGCCGCCCCCTCGATTGTGCGGCGGCTTGCCGACAGGCTCATCGAGTTCGGCTACCTGCCGAAGCCGAAATCCTACGAGGTCAAGTGGGCGCATACGCAGGTGCTCACGGAGCTGGAGCGGGCGGACGGCGCGACGAAATGGGCGACCATCAATGCGCAGGCCGTGCAGGCGACGGGCGAGCTTGTGTTCACGAACGACGAAATTCGCGAGAAATGGTATGGGATGGCGCCGCTCTCAAAGGAGCAGCGCAAGCCCCCGAAGCCACCAGCCGAACAGGGAGCGCCGCAGTGACCTCTATCGAGGATTCCGAGGCGCAACAAACAGCGCCTTTGTCTCAGAACACGCCTGTGACCTTGGCCGTCGTGATCCTGCTCGTCGGGTGGATCGTGGCAGCCGCCGCGACGTATTCGACCTTCGAACGTCGCGTATCGGTAATCGAAGAACAGAACCGCCGCTTTGCGGTGGACGTCGCCGAGATGAAGGGCGATATCAAAACGTTGCTACGGAAATGAAACACCTGCTCACGCTTGTCGCTCTGCTGGCCCTGGCCGCGCCCGCCGCCGCTGCGCCGGATGCGCCAACGGTCGTGTTCGCGGCTCTCGTGCCCGCTCACACGGCCCTCGGCGTGGCTGATGCCAAGCGCACGGTGCGTTGCGTCGAGCTGTTCGATGGCTGCTATGAGGCGAACCCGATCTTCAACGCGATTGCCGTAAATCGGGGTATTCGGCACTCGATGCGCGTGAAGGTCGCGGCGGATGCCACGCTCACCGCCGGCTTCGGCTACGCCCTGCATCGCTGGCCGCAGCGCAGATGGGTGATCGTTGGCGCATACGCGACCAACATCCTCATCAAGGCCCTTGTGCTGCAGCACAACGCGCGGGTCGTGGGCAGGCTCGAGCCATGAAGACGGATCTGGTCGACGATGGCTCGGGCGGCAAGCTCCTGATGTTCTGGTGCGAGGGCTGCCGCACGCATCATGGACCGCGCGTGCAGGCCGGCTCAACGCCGGGACCTGTGTGGGACTGGAACTGGGATCGTGAGCGACCGACGATTCAGCCCTCGATTCTTGTGCAGGGCACGGAGAGTCCGACCGACGAGGACCTGGCGCGTATGCGGGCTGGCGAGACAGTTGAGCCACGGCCGCTGCGGTGCCATTCGTTTCTGACCGATGGGCGCCTGCAGTACCTTGGCGATTGCTCGCACGCGCTGGCGGGCACGATTGTGGATCTGAAGGAGATGAACTGATGCGACGAACGTTGCTGGCTTTTTCCGCGCTGCTGATGCTCGCGGCCCCCGCTGCGGGCCAGACGTGCCCCGGTTTTCCGGAGCGCGGCGTGCAGATCATCGACGCGCTCTACGACGCGCCGCTGGCGCAGGGCACCGACGATGACCGCCGGGCGCTTACCCGCAAGATCGTCGAGCAGCTGGTGTTCGAGTTCCCGAACGATGGGTGGACGTGGAAGAGCGCGGATCCGGGGCGCCCGCCCTCGAAGGATTCCATTTCACGCGAGGTCAATGGCCTGCTGTGCAACTGGGACTGGCAGAATGGCAGCACGCGCAAGCGCAGCGTGAACGCCGGCCAGCCGGGCGACAATATTACGGGACAGAACCCGATTCGACTCCCAGGCGTGAATCATCTGACGGGTCCGCAGCCCGGCGGCGGTGGCGGGGGCGTGCCGGTGCCGGCCGACCAGGTGGCGGCCCTGCGAGCGCAGGTTGCCAGCCTCTCGGCGGATGTCGCGACGCTGCGCGAGCATCTCACCACGATGGCCAACACGGGAGCTGCGCAGCTCGAGGCCTATCAGGCGCTGGCCGCGCTCGTCGAGGGCCTTCAGACCGATGCCGCGCAAATCGAGGGGCTTGGCGCACGCCTTCACCAACTCGAGCTACGCCCGGTGCCCGATGGCTGCGACGCGGCGATCAACATCGGAGCGCGTATTGGCATCTCGTGCCGGCTGCGCTTTCCAGACCAAGCGCGGTAGTGCTGTCACCAATGGAAGGGAGCTTGTAAAATGTCCGTAATCGAACAAACCATGGCGCCGGACACGTGCGAGGGCTTCGAGCAGAACAAGGGCTGCAAGTTCACGTACGCCTTCGATCCAACGCTGCCAGCCGCCAAGCAGACGTTGACACCAGTCTCGGTCGAGCGGCGGTGCTCTCGGCACTCTTCTCTCGACTATCCAACGCTCGACAGCGTGTTCACCGAGGCGCGTGAAAACGAGGTACGCAAGAACAAACTCGTTCAGCGGATGCAGATCGTGCACCCGGAGTGGTTCGACCCGGATTCGGGCGAGCTGATCGACTGCACTTGGTCGTTCGACGTCGGCGGTACCCTGCGATTCTCGACGCCGCCCGGCACGGGCTCCGCGAAGAAGAACGCACTGCAGTCCTGGGTGAACGGTAACCTCGGCATCAAGAGCGCGGTCATCTCGTAACAGTCATGGGCCGCCCTGTTTATCACCCCTGCGCGTGGGAGCGCGGGCTGACGATCAACTTCAACACCACGCGGTACGCCGGGCTGTTCAACGGCTCGGTTGCGCTGACGTCGACTGTTGCAGATCGGCAGTCCATCCTACGTCCGGGCGGGGACATTATCAGGGCCGGCTTCTACGTTACGACGAACACGATCACGACATCGCCGACGGTGCTGACGTTGAACGTGAACGGCTCCGATACTGGCCTGACGGTCAGTATCGGCGTCGGCGTTACGAACTCGTGGGTGCACTCCACGGGCGGTCCGATCGCAATCGCGGACGGCGACTTGGTGTGCTGGAAAGTGGCGACCCCAAACACCAGCGGCGCGCTGTTTATCACGAACAGCTACTTCGAGAGCATCGCAGCTGGGCGGACTGTGCAGTGGTGGCTGACTACACCATTTGGCTCGGAGAACAACGTCACTCGCTATGGGCCTTGGATGGGTTCGTATGGGTACGCGACGAACCCGGCAGTGCAGTACCCTGTCGACGGAACGATCCTTGATCTGAACGTTGCGACTGGCGTCAATGCACGGCCTGTAATCGATACCTTCGACCAATATGTAAATGGCGCGGTGTCGGCGCAATCTGTTCCAACAGTAGCGAACACCGCTGGGCCGTATACCGACTCAGATGATGTGTCAATCACTGCGGGTGACACCGTCGTCTTTCGCATCATCTGGGGCGCGAGTGCAACGGCTACGAGATTCGGACCCAGCGCAGGGTTTGCCCCTGCCGGGGAAGCATACGGGCTCGTCCAAATCTGGGCGCAGGGAATTTCGCCTGGAGCGACGCACTACGTACAACTTGCGGGCCATACGCGCGGGTTCACAGCTGAGGCCGACGCGCAGACCTACTGGACGCGTCCAGGCACGATCAGCGGCGTGCAGTTGAAGCCGTCGGTGAATGGTGTCAACACCGACACGCACATGATCCTGCGCAAGAATGGCGGGGACACCGCTATCGACATCACGATCCCGACGGCGAGTACCTCGGTCCTTGGCGATTCCGACTCTGTGGCGGTAGCGGCTGGTGACCTGTTGGACTGGAAGTGCGTTGTGGGTACTGGCGGGACTAACCTGGCGATTGCCTGGCTGAATATGATCTTCACCCCCGCACCGTCGTTTCTGCCGCAGCGCAATCCGATCCGCTTTATGCGGTTGAGAGCTTAAGGAGCATTGATCTATGGGCCGCGTTTACACCGTTCCTTTCTCCGGTACCGTTACGGCGGCGGGCACGGATACAGACCTCTTCGAGATTGCGCCGACCGATGATAAGCCGTGCCGGCTGCTTGGATTCACGCTCGGGCAGACGTCAGAGGTTGGTGACGCCGCAGAGGAAGGGCTGCGCATCTCCGTTGTGCGCCTTTCGGGCACGATTACAAGTGGTAGCGGTGGGTCGTCGGTGACTCCGGTACCTCTCGACAGCGCCGACGCTGCCGCTGGCTTTACTGCCGAGGCTGGGAATACCACCGTCGCCACGCAGTCTGGAGGTGCCACAACGATCCTCGAGGAGCTGGCGTGGAATGAGCGAATGTCGCCATACGAGCATTGGTACCCGTCGCCCGAGTGCTGCCCGAAGGTAAAGCAGAGCGAGATGCTGCTTGTCCGGATGCAGACAACTGTCAACGATAACGTGGACTTCGCCGGCACCGCCTGGATTGTGGAGGATTAATCGGTGCCTGTCTTCTTTCGAGCGAGGACATACAAACCGCCAATCCGGCGTAGCTTTGTCCCCTCGAAGACGAGCGCTGGGTCCTCCTTCACACTTACCGCCACCGCTGGGTCCTTCTCGCTTACCGGGGGTGCGGCGGGGCTGCTCGAGGGCCGTCGTCTTTCGGCATCCGCTGGGTCCTTCTCGCTTACCGGGGGTGCGGCGGGGCTGCTCGAGGGCCGTCGTCTTTCGGCATCCGCTGGGTCCTTCTCCATGACAGGCACGGCGGCCGGCCTGACAAAGGGCGCGCTGGTCTCGGCCTCCGCCGGGTCCTACGCCTGGAGTGGTGCGGTGGCTGCGCTGCAGCGTGGTGCGCGTGTCTCGGCAGCAGCGGGGGCCTTCACCTGGAGCGGCACCGCCGCCGGTCTTGCCGACGGGCGCCGACTTTCGACGGCGGCTGGATCCTACGCGTGGAGCGGAACCGCTGCGACGCTCACGAGTTCCGGCGCCGGGAGCAAGCTCCTTGCAGCAAGCGCGGGCAACTACGCGTGGAGCGGCATTGCCGCGACGCTCAAGTCCGCGCGCCTCGTGACCGCGACCGCCGGAGCCTACACCTGGACCGGGACGCCGGCCACGCTCGTCGGCGCCGGAGCACGCCTTTCGGCATCCTCCGGGTCCTACGCCTGGTCGGGCACGGCGGCGGGATTGCGGACAACGCGGTTGCTTTCGGCGCAGCCAGGATCTCTGGCGTTGCTTGGCGCGGCGACGCTGCTGACGTGGTCGGGTGAGGCACGGGTCAAAATCCGCGTGCCGGGTCGGGTTGAGGCATCCGTGCAAACAGCAGGGAGCTACATCACCGCGCTGTCGGTCCCTGGGGACATCGGCAACATTCACTAGAAGGGGAGCATCGTGGCCGCATTCAACAAGTTCAACCAGTTTCTCGAGGACCTCGCCAAGAAGGTCCACAATCTGCACACCGACCAGATCAACATCTACCTGTCGAATGCGGCCCCCAACGGCGCCACGCATGCCGTCAAGTCGGACATCGCCGAGATCTCGACCGGCAACGGCTACACGGGTCCGGTCGACACGCAGAACGTGGTCAGCCGTTCGGTGGGCACCACCTCGGTCGTGGGCACGGACATCGTCATCACGGCCTCGGGCGCCGTTGGTCCGTTCCGATACGTGCCGCTCTACAACGACACGCCGACCTCGCCGGCCGACCCGCTCATCGGATGGTGGGATTACGGCTCCAGCATTTCGCTGGCAGCCGGTGAAACCTTCACCATCGACTTTGGTGCGTCGATGTTCGACTTCTCCTAAAGGACACGCTGCGATGTACAAGAACCCCCGAATTGCGGAACTGCTGCTGCCGCTCAAGGACACGCTCGAGCAGGAGCGCGATGCCATTCTCGCCAAGGTGGCACCGCTGAAGGCGCAGCGCGAGGTGCTGGTGGCCCGCATTCAGCTCCTCGAGGCCGAGCTGAAGGTGGTCGACGACCAGATCGTCGCCCTCGAGCAGCCGAAGCTGCGCGAGATCGGCAACGAGCTGGCCGCCATCGCGCGCCAGCTGGGCGCGATCACGATGAAGAACGAAGGAGGCGTGCAGTGAGCCTCATGGACCGCATTCGGCAGATGCTCCTCCGCAGGCGAGAGTCGGCGGCGGATCGTGGCTGGGCGCCCCGCATCGCTGACAACAACTGCTGCATGGATCCCGACAACCTCACCACCATCGAGCGCGACGCGCACGTCCTGGTGCGGCGCTGCAAGTGCGGCAGACGCCACTTCCGCGCGATCATGCCACTGACGACCGGGCATGTCCGCATGACCGGCCACCCTACCGGGGGAAGGTAAGGCCCTTATGGGCGTCGAGACACAGATCGGTGGCGATGGGCTGCTCTTCGTCGGTGAGGACAAGGTCTTCATTTGCGGACCCATCACCGACAAGAGCGGCGCGCTGGTCAACATCAGCGGGTGGACGATTCTGTTTGTGGTCCGCAAAAAGGACGCCACGCCTGACCCTGCGATGATCTCGCAAACCGCCTCGGTGACCGGCAGCTTCAACACGGATCCACTGCTCAACACCCAGGTGGCCTCGGTCACGGTGGCAGACACCGACATGGATCTGTTCAAGGCCGGGACCTACCGCTATAGCTGGAAGCGCATGGACGCGGGCGCGGAGGTCATCCTCGCCTATGGTGACTTTGTGGTTCAGCGGGCGACGGCGGCCTAACGGCGATGCAGCCCTGCGCGCACCCAATTAAGGATCCGGAGTACGGAACCTGGTTGCGGTGCCGCGCATGCCGCGCCTGGGTGCCGGCGATGCCGGCCGCGCCACCGGATCCGCCACCCTCGGGCGCCGCGCCGGGCCGCCCGCGTGTTATTGTTCAGATGTTCGGTTCCCGCCCGCATGCACGCGGGCCGATGCGACCGGGGTGCCAATGAGCGACGGATCCCTCACGATTGCCGCCCGATCCTATGCCGCCGTGATGGCATTGGCCCCGGCCCCGCTGGCGGCCCGCTGCGCGGCGATGGCCGCCCGCATCCCAGAGGCCGCCCTTGCCGGGCCGGGCCGCGAGGCCATGCCGCACGTCACCGTCCGATGGGGCCTGGATGATGCCGCCGCCCCCGCCATTCGGGCGGCCCTGGCCGGCTGGCCCGGCCCCGCCCGCGCCCGCCTTGGCCGCACCTCCGCGTGGCCCACGCCCGACGGGGACTGCGTCAAGCTCGACGTGCTCTCGCCCGACCTAGCCGAGCTGCGCCAGCTCATTGAGCTCGCCTGCCCCGAGGCCGCGACCACCTTTCCGTTCGACCCGCACCTCACACTGGCCTACGTCGAATCGGGGCGCGGGGCCGAATTCGCCGGCTGGGACGACCTGGCGGGCGTGATTGTGGAGTTCACCGAGCTGGTCATCGGTCTGACGGACGACAATCAGGAGGTCGTGCCCCTTGGGAGCCGCATTGTGGGCGCCTCCGGGTTTGACCCGAACCAGCCGCGCGACGAAGATGGCCGATGGACGGAGACAGACACCCTCACCAAGTTGGACGGGTTTCTTATCCCATCGCGCAGCTGGATGCTATCCGCGTACTTTCATGGTACCGCCTCCGAGGCGCTCGCCAGCATTAAGAAACATGGGCTTGTTCCGGCCGGTGGCCGGGGCGGGGATGCGTGGGCGAGGGAAAACGGCTGGTACCGTTTTGGCGACCGCACGGCGGCGGTCTATCTCGCGGCTGACAGCAAGACAGCGAAGCAATACGCGACCTATGCCGTAGAGGCGAACCCCGGCAGCGCGCCGGTACTGCTTGCTATCAAGGTGCCGTCAACGGCAAAAAGCCGCATAGCTAGTGACGAATTTGAAAACCAGGGGTACCGGTTCGATGGCACGATCCCGCCCGACTGGATCCGTGTTATTGGGGCTGATGGATCCATGAGAGCCCTTGGTGAGGGCGCCGAGGACGTCACGCTGTATGCTGTGCTGATTACAAAGGAAGAGCCGGTTTCCTTTGTGGGTGCGGAATTCGACCCGAACCAGCCACGCGACGAAAACGGCCGCTGGACTGCCGCGTTATCGCATGTGCAACAGACATATCCCTATTTGGTGAAGTTCGCGACACATATTCACTTCAACAAAGGCAAGGGTCCCGGTAAGCACGGGCAGTATTCCCCAAGCTCGAAGCAGATTAACATCTGGGAAGGAAAGAAAACTAACCCTACTGGGCACTATGTCGAACTGCTTGTTCACGAATTGACGCACGCGAAGCAGCACGCGGAATCAAGGTCGTTTTCAGAAGTAGAAGCCACCAGCAGTGGGCGCATAGCACGCTGGAAGTACGAGGGAAAAATACCCAAGCTCACGGGCGCCGAAGACCCCCTGCCCTCGCGTTATCGACTCTCGAAGTTCGCCGCCGAGCATGCGGCGGAGCTTGTGCAGGCGCCCCGGCGCGTGCGCACCCTGATTCGCAACGAGGTCCGCAAGGCCCTCCGCAACGGCGAGGGGCCGGAGGGCATCGCCGACCGCCTCGATGGCCTGGTCGCGATGGAGCCGGCCCGGATCGACACTATCGCCCGCACCGAGTATGCCATCGCGCGCACCGGTGCTCGCCTCGAGGAGGCGGCGGCCCTGTATGGCGATACGGAGGTCGTCAAGGGATGGGTCCTGGGCGATGAATCCTGCCCGCGCTGCATCGCGCTGGCCGGCCAGGAGGTGCCCCTTGACGAGGACTTCGTGACCGAGGATGGCGAGCGCGTCATGGGTCCGCCCCTGCACCCAAATTGCGACTGCGACATCGAAATCCGCGAGGTGGGCGAGCGCGAGCGGCTGCGGGCGGCGGGGATCACGCTGGTTGGGGCAGAGTTCGATGAAAGCAAGCACCCACGGGGACCTGATGGCCGCTGGATTGACGGATCCGGCGGGGTGTTCAGGGACTCTAAGGTGTCCGATGCCGATTTCAAGTCGTTTGAGGCCGCTGTTGATGCGTTGCCGAAACGGACGCAGCAAAAGGTCAAGCACCTCATGCTGACCGTTGTGGGGTCCTTATCTGATTATGGCGCGACGCATTCGGCTGGTGAGGTGTATGGGTCAAGGGGAGGTCCCTACATTCGGGTGAAGGCGCACGACCCCGAGGGTATGAAGGCGGTCTTGTACCACGAGATCGGTCATGCTATCGCCGGGGACCTTGCCAATAGGCCAGACGTGCTGGAAGCATTCAACGCTGAACGTGAGGGCAAGAGTGGGCAGATGTGGTATTACGCCACGAAGCCCGAGGAAGCCGTTGTGCAGTCATTTGCTTACCATCTTGGCGCAACGGATTCGGACCGCAAAACCTTTACGACAAAGGCCTTCAAGAATACCCATAAGGCTGTTGAGCGCTATATTCAGTTTTTCAAGGACGGCGAGATCAAGGCCGCGCCGCGTCCTGCTGATATGAGGCTAGCCCCAAAGCGAAAATCAACAGAAACACTTGCCGAAAAGCGAGCGCGGATCTCAGCAAAGTTCAAGGCTGAACGTCGTCGCCTTGAGGGTGTGTCGTTGATCGGCGCCGCCGAATGGGACGAATCGAAGCACCCGCGCGTCCCGGCCGGCGACTCGGATGGCGGGCAGTTTACGGAGGCCGGTGCGAGCGCCAATGTTGTGCAGCTGCACCAGTACACTGGTGGCGCGGACAAGATCGGCTTCGAGCAGAGCCACGCTGAGATGCAACGGCTGATCGCCGCTGCGGATTCTGATGCAACACTACGCGGCGCCGCGCTCATCGCTCGGTGGTATTCAAGCGCTACACAGCTACAGGGTCTCATTACGCGCGAGGTGATAGCGCAGGCGCTGCAGGGCAAACCAGCGGATCAAATTGAGGCCGACCCGGCGTTCATCAAAGTGCGGGATGCTTTTAATGAATTCCGCAACCCTGACTTTTTGTTCACACGTAAGGACCTCGAGGACCTTGTCGCTGCTGCGCCTGCGTACTACGCATCCCTCCGGCAGATCGGCCCGACGATAGATACCGTCTATCGCGGCATGAAGGGGACTCCCGGTCGCAGTGATGAGTTCGAGCTTCGCGGGCCAACGGCCTTTAGCCACTCGAGAGACATTGCGATGTCCTATTCGGGCGGCACGCTTCTCGAAATCAAGCCGGGCGCGAAGATGCTGCCGACGGATCTGCTCAGCCAAGTTTCAGAGGCCCGAGACAACATCAATGCACTAGGGAAGGCGCGCAGCGAGGCGGCGCCCTATATGACACTTCCGGCCTTTTACACGCGGTCGGACAAGCGCTCCCATCCATTGCCAGGGCACGGGTTTCAGATGGGGCTCGATACGGACGCTGAGTTGATGAGTTCCGGGCGCTTTCGCATTCTTGGCCGCGAAAAGCGCAGTGTGTCCTTTGAGGATGCACTCACAGGGAAGCGGCGGGCCAAATCGGTCAACGTTATCACGGTCGAGCAGATCGGGGTCTTTTAAGCATGCGTAGGGTGACGCCAGATGACGCGCTGTTTGACGAGGCTCTTGACAAGGAGCTAGGCGAGCGGCCCTTCGCCGGCCGCCTCGGCACGGCCGCCCCGCCGGAGCCGGCCCCCGAACCCCCGGCCGGGCCAAAAATCAAGCCCGAAAATTCTGCGCATATGGCCCAGATTGTGCTAGAGTCGGCGCAGCCTATCCCTGGGGAGGACCCCGTGCGCCTCCTTGGCGCCCATCCGGACTCCGATTCGCACAAACCGAGCAAGTAAAAAGTGCAGCCGAACGCGGACCTACAAGGAAAGACCGCATGAGAGAATTCCGGTTTGTCAACCTGCTCGGCGCAGTCGGCAAGATCCGCAGGGAAACCTGGGAGGGCCGCGAGCATCTGGTCGTGCCGGTCGTCGCCCTTGTCGAGGGCGCCGTGCGTGCGATGAACGCGAAGGGCTTCGAAATGGTGCGCGCCGAGAAGTTCGGCGTCGCCCCGTTTGCCTGGGATGGCCGCCCGCTCATGGCCGGGCATCCGGTCGCCGGCAAGACCCCCATTTCCGCCAATGACCCCCGCGTCCTGGCCCGGTCCTTCGGGCGGGTCCACAACACGCGCCTCGACAACAAGCGCCTCTGCATGGAGGCCTGGATCGATGTCGAGAAGGCGCGTTCGATGCCGGAATCGGCGCGGGTGCTCGAGCGCTGCGAGGCGCACGAGCGCGGCGAGGCCGGCGCGAAGCCGATTGAGGTCAGCGTCGGTGCCGGCGTCACGATCAAGGACGAATCGGGCACCTGGGGCGACCGCGCCTTCCGGGGCGCCTGGGACGTCATCATGCCGGACCACCTCGCGCTGCTCGCCGAGGATCAGGTCGGTGCCTGCTCCGTCGCAATGGGGTGCGGCGCCCTGCGGGCCGCCATGCTGACCGAGGACGGCGAAATTCGCTCGCTCGAGGGCGAGGAGATTGAGGTCGCGCTCAGGTCTCTTGGGGACAAGCCAGGCCATGTATTTCACGGCAATCAATACGTAACCGGGCAGTCCGTTCGGTTTGACGGCCGATCCGCTGATGATCGTGTCACCGGGTCCATGCCGGTCGAAATTGTCAACCCGCACAGCAATGCTCATCTGGTCGCATCGGTCACCGGCAAGGGCAAGCGGCAGCGGGCATACGACAAGGAAGGCAGACAGCACATGCCGACCGCAACAGTCAAGAGCTCCCGTGGTACGGTTTTTGAAGCCTATCACCATACCCTCAAGGCTCTGGAGGATGACGGCGGCGAGCGTCCGACCTTCCTCAACCGCATCAAGCAGAAGGCCCTCGAATTCCTGCGCCTTGCCCAGACGCCCGACGAGATGTCCAGCTCCGACCTGACGGGGCGCCTCCAGAAGGCCCTCGAGGAGGCCGAGCCGAATCTGATGGGCGTGCAGGAATTCTACCCGGTCAGCGCGCCCTCGTTCGTGGTGTTTGCGGTCAAGGAGCCCAAGGAGCGGCAGCCGGAGCAGGTGCCGTATCCGGGGTATGTCGACTACGATTTCTGCACCTACGAGCGGCCATTCACACTCAATTCGGACGGCAGCGTGACCCTCGGCGAGGGCCGCACGGCGGTGATACCGGTGGTGCGATGGGAGCCGGTGCCGGGCGAGGAAGACGACGAGGAAGACGATCTCCGGGATCTTGCGGCGCGACTCACCTCCCTGGCCGGCCGGCGCCATTCGGCTGCCGACGAGGAAATGGTGCAGTCCGTGCATGATCACGCGGTTCGCCTGGGCGCGACGTGCGCCGAGCCCAGGGCGGCGGCAGCGCACGAGTGCCCGTGCAAGAAAAAGAACAACCCCATTCAGGAGGAAGACATGGATCGTAAGCAGAAGATTGCGGCACTCGCGGCCAACCCGCACTCCGCAATCAAGGACCTCAAGGTCCTGGAAACGCTCGACGAAGCAACCCTGGTGGCGCTGCAGGCCAGCGCTGATGCCCAGGCCAAGGCGGAAACGGATCTGCGCTCACGCAGCCCGTCAGCGAGGACCGCCTCCCGGCGGAGTACCGCACCATGATGGCGAATCATCGTGCCAAGGAGACCGCCGAGCACGCCGGTCTGGTCGCCCAGCTCCGCGCTGCGCAGACCAGCTACAGCGAGGAGGAACTCACGGCGATGCCGCTCGAGGGCCTCCGCAAGCTGGCGGGCGCCGTCAAGATCCCCGCCGCGCCCAGCTTCGCCGGCCGGGCCGTTCCGCGCGTCGCCAGCGAGGGACGTTCCTTCGCGGCTCCCGACCCCTACGCCCCGAAGCTGAAGGCTCTGGCGGCGGGCGCCTAACCCGAACCCTCGAACGAAGGAGATTTCAGCCGTATGGCAATCACGAAGCGCAACCCCAACCGGATCTTCCTCGGGGGCGAGCCGAAGACGCCGACCGTCATCAACGAGCTCGCGGCCAAGGAAGCCATCACCCCCGGCATGCTCTGCGACATGGACACCACGACCGGTGTCACCCGGTGGAAGAAGGCCGCCACCGCCAAGTCGCCGACGACCTCGGTCGCCCTCGACCTGCTCATGCTCAACAAGGGCGTCGATGACGCCTGCGCCATCGGCGACCTCATCGAGGTGGCCGAGCTCGTTCCGGGTCAGAGCTTCTTGGGCATCATCGCCTCGGGTGCCAACATCACGGCGGGCGACAAGCTCGAGAACGCCGGCAACGGCAAGCTCCGCGCCTGGACGGACGCCTCGCGCGCCTTCCGTGCGGTGAACACCGTCAACAACTCCGCCGGTCCGTCGGACGCGCGGATCATCGTGGAGGTCCTGTAAGCCATGTTCGACAACATGCGATTCACCGGTGCCGCCAAGTCCAGCGACGATGGATTCGGCGGAGGCGCGCAGAACAAGCTCGGTTCTGCGTTCATGCGTGCGATGGAGCTCGGGCTCGACCCGTTCAGCGTTGCGGCGCTGCGCGAGGGCGGGTTCCGCGCCCTCGAGAGCCTGCTTGGCTCGGACGGGTTCCGCGCTGCGGCTCCGCTTCCGGTCAACCCGGATGCTCAGGTGGCCATCGACGGCGCGGTGGTGCGCGTCGGCATGGAGCGTCTGCAGTTCGTTCAGGATCTCCTGAGCGAGGGGCTGACCTTCACCCTGCCCGATCCGCTCTCGGTGCCCTTCCTCGAGTGGCGCACGCGCGGTCGTTCGGGTCAGGCCCGCCGCGTCATGAACCCCTCGGCGCGCGGCCAGAACCACGTGGCGCCGATGAGCTTCTCGCGCCTGCCGATCTACCTCACGATGGCCGACAACCAGCTCAACATCCGTGAGCTGCGCATGTCGCAGCGCATCGGCCTGCCGCTGGATGTCGCCAACCTCGAGGATGACGTCCGGGCGGTCAACGAGGCCATCGAGGACGCGGCCATCAACGGTGCGACGACCCTGGACGGCCAGAACCTCCAGGTCGACACATACCAGGCCCCCGGCCTGCTCACCGCCCCGAACGCGAACACCAAGTCGCTTTCGCTGGCGGACTGGACCACCACGCCGAACGGCACGAACGTCATGCTCGCGATCACGCAGATGATTGCGCAGGCGGTGGCGGACAAGAAGTACGGTCCGTACAACCTCTACATCCCGACCGCGACCGGCATCGCCTGGCAGAATGACTTCAAGGCGAACGGCAACGACAGCATCATGGTTCGCCTGAGCCAGATCCAGGCCGGTGGTCGCCCGCTCCGCATCCGCCCGCTGGACCTCCTGCCCTCGACCAAGGTCGCGCTGGTCCAGATGACCAGCGATGTGGTCGACATCGTCGACGGCCAGCGGCCGACGATCATCCCGTTCACCTCGCTCGATGGCTTCACGCTCTACAACGTGGTCATGGCGGCGATGGTGCCCCGCTTCCGGTCCGACTACGACGGCAACTCCGGCGTCGTGATCGGCACCATGAGCTAAACGCAGGGCGGGAGCTAGGGGTCGAGATAGCAACCCCCTAGCTCCCCGTTGCGTTTAATTTTGCTAAACGAAGAAGAGCAGGAAGTGAGGAGTGCTGGAATGGCGGAAGTAGATCAGAAGGCTGCCGAGGCCCAGGCTGCGTTTGAAGCCAAGAAGGCAGCCGAAGAGAAGAAGGCAGCCGACGAAAAGGCCGAAGCCGAGAGGAAGGCGGCAGCCGACGCTGAAGCGGAGCAGCGCGCCCGCATGGACGCGGCCGACGCGGCATCGCGCGCCGAGGCGGCAGCCCGCAACGAGGCGCGTGCAGACAAGCGCACGCTCATCACCGACTTTGCCGGCACAGCAGGCGGTCCATTCGCCGTCTACGGTGAAAACCTCAACCTGGGCGGCCAGGTCCGCATCAACGGCCAGGTTCCGACCGTCACCGTGGTCCGCGACAACGTCATCAAGGGCCGGCTCGTTGCCCCTGGTCTCGAGGTCGCCCCGGGGAAGGTCCTGGTCGAGGTCGGCGACGCGCGGTTCGACGGCACCCTCTAAGGTTCGGCGATGGCCCTCACAATCATCGCAACCCCCGGCGCGGCCAACGCCAACAGCTTCCTGAGCCTCGCGGAGGCGCAGGCGATTGTTGACGCGCATACGCCCGTTCCCGAATGGGACGACGCCGACAGCCAGGAAGCGTTGCTTGTGATGGCCACTCGCGTCCTTTCGGCCTACTTCAGCGGCCGGAAGGTTCTGATGCACGGTCCGAACCCCGCCACCCGGACGCTTCCCCGGTGGACGGGGGCGCCGGCCGATGCGGTCCAGCGGCTACCTTGGCCGCGCTCCGGCATGTTCGATCTCAACGGCAACGCCATTGGATCGGGGGTCATTCCGGAGGATTTGAAGATAGCCACGACCGAGCTTGCCCTGGCCCTCGCCAAGGAGGATACGACCGGCGACAATGATGCGGCGGCCGGTGGCATCAGCAGCGTGAAGGCCGGCAGCGTGTCCGTATCATTCCGAAACGACCTGTGGGTCACCTCCAAGCCTCTCCCGGATGCCGTCATCATGTACTTGGTCCCGTCGTGGTACACCGACGAGGAGCTGGACGGAGTGCGACCATTTGACTTCGGGGCGGTGCTATGAGCGTCATATCGCGCGGGGTGGCAATTGCCAACCGCGTTACGAAAAAGCTGAAGATGCAATCTTCCGTGACCCTGAAGTCCTTGACAGGCGACTCGGGTCGTGGTGATGACGCTTTCTCGTCCAAACCGCTTACCGCGATTGTCGACAAAAAGCAACGGGTCATTCGCGCCTTTGATGGCACGGAGAAGGTTAGCGGAACAACCGTGACCTTCCTGGACCCGGGTGTCGTTGTCGGGGAAAACGACATCATTCGGCTGGCC